TGGTGCTGGATCACCTAATCATGGAGCTGGTGGTGCTGGATCACCAAGCAGCATTACTGGATCAAGTGTAGTTTATGCTGGTGGCGGCGGTGGCGGCGGAACCGGCGGCGGTGGAACCGGCGGATCTGGAGGCGGCGGAAATGGAACACCGCATCCAAACAGTGGCTCACAAGATGGCGGAACTAACCTCGGCGGCGGTGGCGGCGGCGGAGGATCAACTGGAGGACCTGGTGTTGTAATCATTAGATACAAATTCCAATAATTATTATGAAATATTTTGCACAATTAGGAAATGACAATATCGTATTAAACGTTGTAGTAGTTTCAGAAGAAGATGCTCCTACAGAAGCAGAAGGTCAAAACTTTTTACAAAAATCTCAAAAATGGCCTGCAGAACAATGGATTGAATACAGCAAAGATGGAAGTTTTAAAGCGAATGCAGCACAAATTGGATCTACGTGGGATCCAACAAATAATGTTTTTATAGATGCTAAACCATATGAGTCATGGACTCTGAATACTTCAACTTGGCAATGGGAGGCACCTGTTGCTTACCCTAGTCAAAATCCTCCAGAAATAGATGGAAGTTCCCCTCCGATATTTTGGGATGAACCTAATTTAGAATGGTATTCTGTAGACTTAGTTTGGAATCCAAATACATCTTCTTGGGACGCTATTTAAGTTTTAAATCAAAACTAATTATTTCTTTAATTTTATCTGTTTTTTCCGGTAAGGTAAAATGTTCAATAAAACTAGGAACTATAACCAGTGTTCCTTCTTTAACAGGAGGGATAACAAAAAAACTTTGATCATTCCAAAAACTTTGAAAGGGTTGTTGATAAATAGTTTTTGAATTTTTTTTATCATTATAGTTTAAATATAAAATACCACTCAAACCTTCATTACTGTGTTTGTGAACAATTATCGAATCGCCTTTTTTGTAATAACAAGACCAAGCTTTACGTAACACAAGGGACTGATTAATTTCTTTGCTAACCTGTTCTAGAGGTTTTTTAATTAAAGATAAAAGAGTGTTATTAAAAATTTCATCTGTTTTATCTTTGTTAGAATAAAAACATGTGCTTCGGCTATATGGATATTTTTTAATTAATTTTTTTAAAGTTGATTTATTTTTTTTCCAACCTTGACTTAAATCAAAACTCCAATAAGGAATGGTAAATAAGTATTCTTTCATATTGACATTTTTATTATTTTATTTTATATGAATTTGTAGCATGAAAGATGTAGAGATACAATACTATTTTAAATATTTTGGTCCTTTTTTATGGACAAGTAAAATTAATCCAGAGATTTCTAAATATATTTTAGAAAAAGGAAAAGAACAAAAATCTAATTTTAGAGCTCATTTAGCCGGACAAATAAAAAAAGAATTTTTATTTGATAAAAAAATAGCTAAAATAATTTGGAAAAAATTAACACCTTATTTTGAAAGTTATTTTTACGCTCAAAGAAAACATTGGCAAATAAATTGTGTAGAATGGAAACCATTAAATTTGTGGATTAATTATCAACAACAAAATGAATACAACCCACAACATATACATTCTGGAGATTATTCTTTTGTTGTTTATTGTGATGTGCCAACAAAATTAAAAAATGAAATTAAAAAAAGAATAAAAGAAACTAATTGTGCAGGTCCTGGTTGTGTTTTATTTTCTTATGGTGACTTAGATATTCGAAGAGGAATAACTCAAGCAGAATTTATTCCTGAAAATAATTTAATGTTAATGTTTCCTTCTTATTTAAAACATCAAGTTTATCCTTTTACTACAAAATGCACCAGAGTTAGTATTTCAGGAAACATAGATGTGATAACAAAATCTTTACAATGATAGAAAAAGTTAAAAATTTTTTTGAATCTAGTGACGCCTCAGGATTAATACGTCATATTGATTTTTTACAAGCAAGAGTGCCACGAGATCAATACCCTAATAATCTTAAAAAAATGTGGAAACAAACTTTAGTTAGTCAATATATTGCAATAAAAAGATTAAATGTTGTTAAGGAAAATTATGATAGATTTTTACTTCCGCATTACTCTAGTTTAAATTCTTATATGCCAGATGCTAAAATTACTAAACACTTGCAACCCATAAAACATGATATAACTGTGTTAGTAAATTTATTTGAAGAAAATAATTGGACAACTTATTTTAGAAATGTCCGCACTAATGAAACTTATGAACAAGAATTAGGATGTAATGAAGCTTTTATTTATGATGGTAATGGTTATGAAATGTGGAGAGGACCTTATAAAGGACCTAAACCATATTTAGAGTTTGAAGCACATTATGTATGTAATTGTCACCTATGCTTGCCGCACGCATATGAGGGTTTACTTTTAGATCCTTTAACTAATATAGTTCATCAAAAGTTAAAAGAAAATTTGACAGTAAATCATAAAAATAATACATACGAACATATTCATCATCAATTAAATATGGCAACTAGAAAGCATGTTGCATTAAATCAAGAGATTAATGATTTAAAAGAAAAGTTAAAAAAGTATGAATCTTAAAAATTTTTATTGGTATTTTGAAAATCCATTTCCTAAATCTTTTATTAATAAGATTTTAAAATTAGGAAATAAAAATAAAAAACATCTCGCAATAACTGGAAACCAAGGTTTTAACAGAAATCTTAAAAAAAATCCGTTATCTAAAAAAGAACTGGTGCAATTAAAAAAACAAAGAAACTCAAAAGTTAATTGGTTACAAGAAAAATGGATATATGAAACTATCAACCCTGCTATTGTGGCAGCAAATCACAACGCTGGTTGGAATTTTCAATGGGATTGGAATGAGAACGCTCAATTTACTGAATATAAAAAAGGACAGTTTTATGATTGGCATATGGACAGTTGGGCAGAACCTTATAAAGATAACGCAGGAAAAGATTTTGCGGGTAAAATTAGAAAATTAAGTTCTGTTTTATTGTTGTCTCAACCAGGAAAAGATTTTGAGGGAGGAGAGTTTGAAATAGATTTTAGCAATGGTGGTTCTGAAGGAACAAGAATTATTACTGAAATTAATACAAAAGGAGCTTTTATTGTATTTCCCTCTTTTGTTAAACACAGAGTTAGACCCGTTACTAAAGGCACTAGATATAGTATGCCAATGTGGCACTTAGGGGAACCATGGAAGTAAAAAAGATAATTATTGCGGGAGGGGGAACATCTGGATTAGCTGCTGCTTTAATATTAAGAGCACGGTTTGAAAACATAGAAATTAAAATTATTAAATCTGACCGTCTTGGAATCGTTGGTGTTGGAGAGGGAACTTCAGAACATTGGAGTGAGTTTATGTCTGTTTGTAATATTAAACCTGAAGATTTAATTAGGGAGGCAGATGCAACATTTAAATTTGGAATTATGTTTAGAGATTGGACTCCTAAACCGTATTTACATTTTGTAGACAATGATCATCGTTTTACCATAGGGCAGTACGATCTTTTTTATGCTTATTGCATTGCTAATAAGATTTCTTTTAACGAGATTATGTCTCCTTTTCTTAAAAAGAATTTAATGAGTAAAAATGTTCGTTGTAATTTATATCATTTTAATACTTACAAATTAAATCAATTCTTAATTAAGAAATGTAAAGAACGAAATATTAAAGTAATAGATGATGAAATTGTTGATGTTGTTCATACCGATAAGATTGAATCTTTAAAAGGACTTAAAAAAACATATAAAGCAGATTTTTATTTTGACTGCACTGGATTTAAAAAACTTTTAATATCTAAACTAGGTAGTAAATGGAAACCTTTTAACCTTCTTATGAATGAAGGAATGGCTTTTAATACAAACGATGAAAATAATTATAATCCATGGACCTTGGCACAAGCCATGAACGCTGGTTGGCTTTGGAGAATACCAACTTATAATAGATCCGGTAACGGTTACATATATAATTCGAATTATATTACCAGAGAAAAAGCACAACAAGAGGTAGAAAAACTATTGGGTCATCCTATTAAGATAGAAAAATTTATTAAGTTTAATGATGGCTATTTAGAAAAACCATGGATAAAAAATTGCATGGCTATAGGTTTGAGTGCTTTGTTTGCAGAACCACTTGGGGCTAGTGCGATAGGGGCATCTGTTCAACAAACATTTTGTTTTTGTAATTATATAAGTAATTATACGGAAAAAGAAATTGATACTTTTAATAAACATTGGCAGATTACGAGTTGGAATATTCGTAACTTTGTAGCTCTTCATTATTTAGCAAAAGGTAAAAATACTTCGTTTTGGAAAAATGAAAAAATAACTTTTTCTGATGATTTCCAAGAAAAATTAAATACTTGGAAAAGAAGATTACCTATTACTCAAGATTTTCAAAGTCGTTATTTAAATTTTCATGAAATTAATCACATATATGTTTTAGAGGGCATTAATCATTTTAATCGTAAAGATATAGCTAAAGAAATTTCTTTATATTCTGCTTCACTTCATAAACAAATGCGTGTAAAATATTTAAATCAAATTAAGACAGAAACCAAAGATGCTATAACTATAAAAGGATACTTAGACAGGATTCATAATGGCTATTAATAAAATTATAATTGTCGGTGGAGGATCTGCTGGTTGGATGACCGCAACCACCCTTATAAAATTTTTTCCTAAAAAAGACATATCTCTTATAGAAAGTCCAACTATTTCTACAGTGGGTGTCGGTGAAAGCACACTAGGTGCTATAAGAGGATGGCAAGCTATGGTCGGTATTAAAGATTCAGAGTTTATGAAAGCGTGTGATGCATCTTATAAATTAAGTATTAAGTTTACAGATTTTTATAAAAAAGGTGAGGCATTTCATTATCCGTTTGGAGATCCTGTAATTGATGGAAATCAATCTTTATTAAATGATTGGTGGTTTAAAAAAATGTTATATCCTAAAACTCCATCTTCTGATTTTGCTGATTGCACTTATGCTCAAATGTCTTTAGTTAATAAAAACAAATGTTTTTTAAATGAAAAAAATGACATACCATTTGAGTTTCATAAACACACCGCGTTTCATTTTGATGCAACTAAATTTGGTATTTGGTTAAGAGATAATGCATGCATACCTAAAGGAGTCAAACATATTAAAGAGAATATTAATACTATTGAACAAGATGATGATGGTATCAAAAGTTTAAATAAAAAACACAAGGCTGATTTATTTATTGATTGCACTGGATTTAAATCATTACTTTTAGATAAAACTTTAAAAGAAAAATTTAATGACATGACTAATCTTTTACCAAATGACTCTGCTTGGGCAACACGTATCCCTTATAAAAACAAAGAAGAAGAATTAGTAGGCTATACTAATTGTACAGCTATTGAAAATGGTTGGGTGTGGAGAATACCCTTGTGGAGCAGAATTGGAAGTGGTTACGTTTATTCTAGTAAATTTGTAGATGACGACACAGCACTAAAACAATTTCAAAAACATTTAAAAACAAAAGAATTAGATTTTAGAAAAATTAAAATGAGAGTTGGAATTCATAATAGACTATGGGTTAAAAATGTTTGTGCTATTGGTCTATCGGCAGGTTTTATTGAACCGTTGGAAAGTAATGGTTTATTTTCAGTTCATGAATTCTTACATCATTTAGTTAGAACATTGGATCGAGGACCAGTATCTCAATGGGACAAAGATGTGTACACAAATGCCTGCAAAACTATTTTTTATGGGTTTGCAGATTTTGTAGCTATGCACTATGCTTTATCACACAGGCAAGATACAAATTATTGGAAAGCAAATTTTAACAAACAGTGGTCAGATAAAGTAATTAATTTGTTGTATGAAGGCCACGCAGGATTTTTAAACTATGCTGTAGATAAAAATGTTCAGTATCGTTTTACTGATTTACAAGGAGGGATACACTCAATTGCTGCTGGAATGAATTGGGCTCCTACAAATATTGTTTCATTAGTTAAAGGTAACTTAGATAATGATATGGACAAATGGAAAAAAACTTGGAAAGGTATATCAGATCATTTAACTAACAGAAAAATAAAGTGGGATTTTGTTGTTAAAGATGAACTTAGTTTATATAAATTTTTAAAAAAACACATATATGACGTTTAAAAAAAATAAATATATTATTGTTAGAGAAGCTGTTTCTTCAGAAATGTGTGAATTTTTATATAATTATTTATTGTTTAAAAAAAGATATTTTGATTATGTAAAAAACGACAAAGAATTTTTTGGTAATTTAAATAATCTAGGATTGCGGAAAGACCCACAAGTTGATACGTATGCTCTGTATGGCTCAATTGGGTTAGATATGTTTTTAGATAAAACAAGGCCCATAATAGAAAAAGCAACTAAACTTAGATTAGTGCCGACATATTCTTATGGTAGAGTATATAAAACAGGAAATGATCTTCGTAAACATATAGATAGAAAAGCTTGTGAAATTTCTGTTACGGTGGCTTTAGGTGGCGATCCTTGGGAGATATATGTTCAAGATGTTCGTAATAAAAAAAAGAAAGTTAAGATACTTTTAAAAAAAGGTGACCTAGCAGTTTATCGTGGTATGGAATTAATTCATTGGAGAACTCCTTTTAAAGGAGAAGAGTGTTGCCAAGCTTTTTTACACTATAATGATCTTGACGGACCTTATGGAGACAAGTATATGTTCGATGGAAGGCCTTTTCTAGGCGCTCCTTTAAAGTTGGATTGGAGTAAATTATAGTATATAATGGGTTATTATGCTACAAAAAATAGGTTTTGCACCTGGTATCAATAAACAAATTACACCAACAACCGCAGAGGGTCAGTGGATTGACTGTGATAACGTGCGATTTAGATATGGTATACCTGAAAAAATAGGTGGCTGGAATCAGCTAGGGGCGCTTAATGCTAATGAATTAACAGGCGCCGGTAGAGGTCTGCATCATTTTGTAAACACGGCAGGTAGACGATATGCTATTGTTGGCACTAACAGAATACTGTATGCCTTTTCTGGTGGTGTATTCTATGACATACACCCTATTAAAACCACAACAACACTTACCAATGCGTTTAGCACAGACAACGGCGACGCGGCTGTAACAATAACTTTTCCTACAGCCCATGGTATAAGTCCAAATGACATAATTTTATTAGATAATTTCACAACCATAACAGGTTCTAATTTTGGCGCATCTGATTTTGATGATAAAAAATTTATGGTAACTTCTGTTCCAACAGGGACAACCTTAACAATTACAATGCCCTCTAATGAGTCAGGATCTGGTGCAACAACGTCAGGTGGTATTAGAGTACAACATTATCATCCTGTGGGCACAGCTGTTCAAGAAAAAGGTTTTGGTTGGGGTTTAGGTACATATGGTGGTGAGGATACCGGAGCAGTGACAACCACTTTAAACGGGGCCATAGACGCAAGCACAACAACCATAGTTTTAACAAGTGCCACACAATTTCCAAACACTGGAACTAACTTTGTATTGATCGGAACAGAGATGATTCAATACACAGGAGTAAGTAGCAATACTTTAACTGGTGTAACACGAGGTGCCAGAGGAACTACAGCTGCATCTCACAGCGACGGTGCTACTGTTACCAATGGTACAGACTATGCTGCATGGAATGAACAGACAGCAGAAGGTTTAGCTTTAGATCCGGGTATGTGGTCATTAGATAATTTTGGTGACAAGGCTATCTGTTTGATTCATGACGGTCCTGTTTTTTCTTGGGACTCTAGTTTGGGTAACGCTACAGAAACTAGAGCCACTATTATAACTGGTGCACCCACAGCATCACGTCATATGTTGGTATCAACACCCGATCGTCACTTAGTATTTTTTGGGACAGAGACAACTATTGGAAATACAGCTACACAAGATGATATGTTTATAAGATTCTCTGATCAAGAAGATATAAACACATATACACCTACAGCAACCAATACTGCTGGTACACAGAGACTGGCCGACGGATCACAGATCAGAGGAGCAATTAGAGGTAGAGATGCAATTCTTGTTTGGACTGACACAGCTTTATTTACACAACGTTTTGTAGGTCAACCTTTTACCTT